ATCACAGATCATTATAGTTGCATTACTTACCATACCAAAATTCTGAAGGCGCTGTACCGCTCTGAAAATAGTAAGACAAATGGTAAAGTCTGTTTTATTCTCCGGAAACTGATCTGCGTGGACAATAAAATATTCATCGTAATGTTTTCCATTAAACATCATGCCCTGAGAATCATTTCCAGTGAGATTATCTCCGGAATAATCAATCCACGGATAAGCAGATCCATCTCCATATGTATTATAATTTACCAAATCTCCCGGATATGTCACCTTCCGATCTCCATTAGTAAGCATTCCATTGATGTCAAAATCAATATCGGCTTCTCCGGCGTATCTATTTTGCTCCCAGTTCACACCAATAAAAAAATTCTTTACTGCAGATCCATCTTCCTTTGTCATACTGATTTTCTGTTTTTTGCTCATATTAATTGTTGCCATAATCTTAATCTCCTTTAATTTACTTTATTTATATATAATTTATTATTTACAGTATAGAATTATTTTTTATTGAGCCAATCTTTATACTGACGAAGAATCTCTGTATACAGCTGCTCATCAGTCATTTTGTTCATATCTTTTACTGCTGTAAAACCAGTATTGTCATGTTTTCTGCCTTCCATATGATCTAAAGATCGAAGATAATTAAAACTTTCATCTCCAATTCCAATAAACTGTACAAACATATTGTAATTAGAAAGTTCTTTTACGATTTTATTTGTCTCATTCGTATCCCAATTTTCTCCATCTGTGATAAAAATAATAAATGCTGGCACTTCACTTGGTTCAATATCTTTATAATAAGAAACCATTTCCTTTAATACGGGTGCATAGTTAGTCCCGCCCATACTCATATTTGCTTTATTCATTACTTTTCTTACATATGTTGAATAATTGTCTTTTGTAACAGCTGCAAGTCTTTCACTTCCGTTAGAAAATAACCAACTCTCAAGTTCACCATTATCATCAAATCGAAGAGCAATTGGTAACAGCCGAGAAACTGTTTCCTGAACAGATCCATTACGGAAAAGATTGCTCATGCTTCCGGAATAATCCATGGCCAATGCTACTCTCGCTACATGTTTTGTCATGTCAATTTTGTTATCTTTTGACATATTGATCAGGACAGTATTTAAATTCTCTTGGTGTTTTGACATATCAATTGGCATCATAGGAGAATTTGGCTCCTCATCATTCTGGTTCTGTAAATCTTTTTCTGTTGTAATCTGCTGCGTTACCGTATTCTCTATCGTATCATTTTCTTTTTTTCCAAATAACTTTCCTAAAAATCCCATTTTCTATTCTCCTTATTTCTTATTAATCATTGTCTTTTCAATCAAACGTGCAACCAAAGTGTCAATAACAATACAGAATGGAAGCCCAAATACAATTCCCCACTGATATAAGCTAAGTACTGTAGTCTGTACAAAGCTACCTACCACATTACATAACAG